GTATATCGTTAGGACTTGATGCAGGGCTGGAAATATAAACCATGTCGGCTCCATCCACACAATCAGGGTTAGAGTCAATAATATTTGTTCCATCATTTAACCTTAAACCAACTTGGTCTCCGTTAAAATAATCATCAAAAGAAGTATAATCCCTAGCAGATGTTAGGTTTAATTCTACTATATATTCCCTTTTATCACATTTTCTTCCAGGCCCCCCTCTTCTTCTAAATTTTGCAAAAATTTTAATTCTAGAGCCAGCAGGTATATCTATGTCTTGCCACTGAGTGCCATCAAAATTAATGCTACAAGCATATCTTAACAAAGGATGGTCGTTTCCGTCTCTTTCACACCTTCCATGACTTCCTAAATCTACTACAGCATCGTCTGTGACTTCAGCAGAAAAATCATTTGCTTTTATAGTCATATATGTGCCTGCAGGAGCTTCAATACTAGTACCATCCTCAGTAGTTATTTCCAACTCTCCTTGGGCGTATGCCTTTTTTTCTAAAACAGTTGCATATTGACATCTTTGAGTAGGCCCCTGACTGTCAGCCTTTACTCTTAATCTGTCTCCTTGTTCTACTTTTTGAGCGTTTTCTCCTTCTAATAAAAAGAAGGTATCAGCTCCAGCTTCACCTCTAAGAAAAATATTAGTAAATATTGTTTGATATCTTTCTAAATCAGTTTTAATACAAAGCTTATATTTTTTTGCCCAAAAAGGAGCAAGTTGTTGAGGTGGTATAGATACCTGTATTTCGTTTTGGTTTTGCGCTAAAGAGCACCCTACATGAACTGTGTTGTTAGGACTTACTAAAGCTGTAGTTGAACGATTAAATTCATCCATATAAATTATACCTACCTCGTAATCTCTATTACTGTGTAAGCTCTTAGGATTTCCTATACCTATAAAATCACCGCCAGCAAAAGTAATTGCATAATATTCAAACACATTTATTGTAGGCGCTAATATATCATCTACATATTGCATAGCAGGAAATTGAAATCCAATCTCTGTACTGCCAGGTGAAGATATTATTCTTATAGCTTGTTGTGAGCCAGTGATACCACTAGCAAACTTAGTCAAAACCCCATCCAACAATGTTGCAATGGAACAATTAAAAGCATCTGTAGCGGTTATACCCTCACATGAGGTGTCAGCTGTGGGGTCTCCAGGAACGACCACAGGCAATATGTTAGCGTTTGTCCCAACTATTAATTCAAAAGCTGGGTCAACCGATAATTCATAAACTGAATTAAAATCAGAAGGCAGTAGAAATGAAAACCCTCCTTCTAAATTTATGTTTGTTTGCGCAGGAAATGGAGTGTCCCCAGTAAACTGAGAGTGAGCTAGTTGTATATCAAAACTAAGTAGTGAACCTTCTTTTAGCTCTAAACCTGCTAAATCAAAATAAACCTCTGCAGAACCTATTGTAACATTACCATTTAAACTATAAGTTCCATTTTCAACTCTATCTTCTAATTCTACATCTGCAATGTCTTCTGTAATTAAATTAGCATTATACTCTAATCTAATAGGATTGGTGTTTATGTCAATTAAATCAAACCCATCAAAGTAATTTCCATACATTAAACGATTACCCATTATTGTTTGAGCCTGAGCTCTTAAGGGGACGTTGTCAAAAGTTCTAGCTAATTGAGTAGATGCCAATACAGAAAATATCTTACTATTATCAAAAGCTAAATCATAGTTAGTGTTATCTGCATATCCAAGTTCAAACTTATTAAATTTTTCTATTGACTTTACAACATTAGAAGTAGTCTCTTTAAATACAACTTCAATTTCTTTTACTAATGGCCCTCCAGAATTATATACAACACGTACACCATTAAAAATATTTTGCATCCCTTCGTTTAATCCAGAAGAGATATCATATTCAAATGTAGAAGGAGCAAAGGCTGGGTCTGTAAATTGAGACAAAGCAGAATACTCACCGTCTGCATATCTATATCTATAAGCAAAAGTGATAAATTTGTCTTCTAAAAAATTCTCTTCACCAGCCAATGTTAGAAATTCTAATTCTGGCCTACCGGCTGGTGGTTTTTTTATAACTAATAACTGCTCTGCAAGAAACGAGTCATTAAAATCGTAACTTCTTGTTACATTTATAAATCGAGGTTGATTAAAGTTGTCTGTAAAAAATAACAAATCTTCTACCCTGTTAACTCCTGTTATTAAAAAATCAGGATTAAAATTAAGAACAGATGGGTTAGCTGTATTTCCTGGCGTAATTACATGATAGGTTAATAAATTTAACTGCACGTTATAAGAAACAATTAAATCTAAAACATCATAAGCAAAACCATTAAAAGCTGGGTCATGTACGAACCAGTATAAAGTTTCACGCTGTCCGTCCTCATAAGCTCCAATGCATTTAGCCGAAGCACTTATTGGTTGACCATTAAAAGATAAAGTGGTAAGTTGAGTATTACCTTTAGAGTTTTCAACCGACCCCACTTCTGTTTCTTCAGTTGAGCCCAGTCTTAGATTTATAGCATTTACATACTCTCCTGGTGGGAGTAGACGCTCATCAACGGACTTATTCATTCGTCCAGCAATAAAATTACTTACAGTTGTTGCCATATTATTTAATCCACTTATCCATACCCCTGATGTTTTGTATCAAACGTCCTGGATGTATATTACTAATTCTTATTTTTGCGTTTCTCAGTAAAGCTGAACTTCTTTTTCGAGCTCTGCCTACAACATACTCCTGCACTCCAAACTTACTGTTTAAAATTGCATATTGTATGGAGGCATAAACATATTCTTCAAAAAGCTTGTTTACGCTTATTTTAGAGTCGTCACCGCCCTCCATACCATCTGAAACGTATTCTAATATACACAATTCATCTGCCATATCAGAACTAAAATTAATAACACCGGATTTTTTATCTAATTTAAAAGTGGGATTAAAGTTAGCTGTTTCAGTATTCAAACCGTATTGCGCCCCAATACCATAATCAAAATACCAATCCCCATCAATGCAATATCCTTCTCTGTCATTATAGGGGCTTTGTTTATTTAAGTAAATACTTTTTTTAGTTCCTTCAATTCTTTGTAAATCTATAGTTGAAGTTGAAGGTTTTAAAATATTACCGTTATGGTCAAATAAAATCCTACAAGTATTGTCCTGAAGGTACGCTCCACTCCAGTTTGTTTGAATGTTTTCTGTTAGTGGTCGTAATACACCATCTTTATATAGTGATATTCTTACCCAATTCACAAAGTCTTGAGGTAGCACAAACCTTAAAGTATCACAAACCTGAAGCTCTAAAATCTTTATTTCCTTGAAGGCATCATAGTTTAATTCTTGTATTGCTCTTTTTGCGTGAAATAAAACCTTATATCTTTCTTCATTGTTTATTAAGCTGTGATTCCCAGCATACATCAGCATAAAGTTATTTACTATATCATACAAACTAACATATTGATACGAACCCCAGTTTTCACTTTCAGTGTAAGGGCTTCCTGTATTTTCATAATATTGATATTCGCTTATATATGCCATTATATTTGTTCTTTCTGTTGTTCTTGTATATTATTAGATTGACCAAACTTTACTGTGTCAACCTCTCTTATAGACATGCCTGCATATTGTAGTATTTTGTTTACCAAAGTAGGTTCGTCTACAAGTGGTAATTCAAAATCTTGATACAGCGCATCACTAGGGTCAAAAGCCGGCTCACCTCCCACTAATGAAACAGATGTCCATTTGGGGTCTTTGGGGTATCTTATGTATTGACAAAATATTCTACCCAACTGAGTCTCTGTTAAGAAGTCAACACTACTTACAACAGGTTGCCATTGAAAATTTTCTGGATATATTTGTATTAAGTTTGCATTTTGAGAATAAGCTGGGAATAACTCAGTAGGTTTTGTCAAATGAGACATATTAAGTTGAGTTATTTTTTTTGCGCTTACCTTCTCACACTCATTAACTCCTTCATGCAAACTTAGCACACTATAAGAATCCCCTATGGTATTGAAAATAACTGAATCTAAAATCAATGTGTCTGGTGTTATGACATCAACATAAGTTACTTGCGCTGTTTGTTTTGAAGTTATATTAACCACAACATCCCCAGGCTTTACTCCGCTTGTATAAAAATTTACAGTATTATCTGAAAAAGTTGGCCCATTAACACTAGAATCAACACCTGTATTTGTGCTTTTAAATACCAAATACTTTGTTAGAAGTAATATTTTATTTAATAAATAATAATCTGAACCAGTAGTTGAAACTGTAGGAACACTGAATGTTCCTGTGACACCTATTTGAGCCGTAGTTATTGTTCCTCCATTAGGTAAAAGAGGTTGTAAGAATTTTTGTTCTGAAAAAATCTCAATAACTTCTTCATATTTTTTTTTGATATCAGCAAGACCTGTTCCTGATTGCCTAATATTTTCTTTATTAATCTGAAAATTATATTGATAAAAATAATCTTCAAATATATCAAGCTGTGCTTGTTTAGCAAATAAATTAAAATCAGTAGGACCTATATAGCCGTAGTTATTTTTATTTAGAATGGACAGTACGGTTTCACGCACTGAATTTATCATGCTCATCTGTTAAGTTCTTTTGTACAAAGATAAGCAAAAAAAAAGAGGTTGCATTTTTGCAACCCCTTTAAACTATGTGGTTAATCACTCCACTTATTTATTACTATGAATATTTCCGGTTCAAATATATTGGTTTATTTTTTGTTTTCCAAGTTTTTTTCCAAAAACTTTAATATATCTATACCTTCATCAGTTTGAAGATATCCAGAAACAACATAGTATGGGTCTTCTCCATATGGGAGATTTATCATACGTTTTTTGTTTTTAGGCGTGTTAAAGTACACGTCTTTTTTACCATTTTTAAAAACTATAACTTTGTGTTCAAAAAATTCTTGAACCTTAGAATTAAGTTTTAAAGCTGGGTCGTGCACTGCATTTAAAAACCCTGAAGGGTCTTGCTCTGCATAAATAAGTAGGTCTCGCCTTAATTCAGCAGAAGTTACTCTTGAAACATCTGTATTAAACAACACTCTTGCTAGAGCCTCTACATGTTCAATACTTAATTGTCTACACTCAATAAGAGCATCAACTCTACTGTTAAGTTTGTCTATTTCTTTTTTTGCATCTTTTTCAGTATTAACTTCTACAAATTTAGTCCCATTCATTGGGTGGTAATGCAAAAACTCTTGTAATACAGGATTAGTTTTAGAAACTCTTAAAAACCCATCCTCAAAGATAATAGGCTCAACAATTGCATTGCCGTCTTGTTCATCTTCAAAAGGAGATTTTTGATTTCTTGCATAGCGTAAAGCTCTATTATAGCCTTTACTATCGTCAAAATGCATTAATGGATATCTAGCGCTATTTCTTGTTGGCAACATAAAAGACAAGGGTGCTGCATCCCTGGTAAGTTTGTAGGTCTTATTGACCATGTTTTTATTTTTCATTTGATTTTAATTTAAGTATTAATAATAAGTTCCTTGGGCCACGCCTCACTTTTATATTGTGGCCCAAAGAACATATTTAATTTATGATTGGAAAATCACAAAGTTGTTTGCACCCATAGTACATACACATCTTTCAGATAGGAAGTTTACTTCCATCGCATCTAAATCAGATGTCATAGCACCACCAGCTGAACCTGTAATCCAAGTCTTGTACTTTCTGTCTTCAGTTTCTGAAGCTCTGTATCGTACATGTAAGAAAGGACGCTTAGCATTCTTTCCAAGGATTTGGTCGTAAACAGTAGTTGAACCAGCCGGTACTAGTAAGCCATTTACAGCTCCAGTTCCAGTTAAACCACCACGCATTGTTGGGTCGTTTAGGTATTTCCAGTCAGACTTGTAGAAGTCATATCCTCTACGGAATCCAGTGAATCCAAGATTTAATGCCATTTCCATGTCATTGTCAAATAGACCATAAGAAGTACCATTAGCACCTCCACCTTGAGCAGAACCATTAAGTTCGGCTAACATGTCGTCAATGTCAAATCCAAATTGTCTGTTTAAGAAAAGTACGTTTTCTTCAATAGAACCTTGTTTGTCTAAACGAGAAATGATAGTATCGAAATCTGCTAGTGCAGTTGGGTTACCACCTGCCCATACATTTCCTCTGTTTTCTACTGCATGGAATATACCTTCAGAACCTTTGTTTCCTACGTCTCCACCTGCTGCTGCTGCACCTGAGTTAGCCTCAGCTGGAACTGCTTCAATCATAGATGTTTCTAGGTAGTCATCAAAACGTAAACGAGTTTCGTGCTCTGATTTAATATACCATAGGTAACCTGAAGCTCCGTTTTCAGAAGTCACTTCAATCCATCCAATTTGTGCCATATCAGAACCTGATACTGCATACTTATCTTTAATGATAATTGGAGAGTTGTCGAAGATTTCATCTTCAGCCTCTAAAGAGCCTTGCATTCCATTGCTTCCTTTTTTGAATTCAGAACCATAGATAAAGATAGTAGCATCGGCATTACCTGCTCCTGAACCACCTGTGTATCCTTGAGCATTGTAAAATGCAACCTCTACTTGGTTAGCATTTAACCCTCCAGCAACACCTACTTTTGTTACAATCCCTTTGAATTCTCCTGAACCATCGTTATTAGAAATAACAACAGTCTGTCCTACACGAATAGCAATTGTTCCAGCAGTCAAGCCTGTTGCAGCTCGGTCTGGTACTAATGCATCGTTCACGTCAAAAATTACAACATCATTAGCAACTACTGCTCCAGTTCCTAATTGAGTGTATTTTGTGTGTAATCTCCCTTGCTCAGCCCACTTTACTAAGTCAGAGTTACTTGGTAACTCAGCACCTACTAAACGTAGAAAAGAAGAGATAGTTCTATTACCATAACGCTCGAATTCTTTTTCGTACGTGTCTGGTAAATACTGATTCAAAAAGTTGAAATCAGTTATATAGTTGGTAGCTAACGCCACTTGCTGTGGTGCTGGCTGCAACTGAAATCCTGGGCCTACTGGTGTAGTATTTGGCCCTAATAATTGTCCTGCCATTTTTTAATTTTTTAAAATGTTTATTAATTTTTTCTTTTTGCACTCTTAATTGTTAAACCTCGACCAGATGATGGGTTTATAGCACGAAATTGAGTACCTCCTTTAGAAACTACTTCAGGAGCAGAGCGAGTAGTCATATCGATGTTTTTCATCTTTCTGGTTACATTCTCTGTGGCTGCTGCCTTACCTTGCTCGTAAAAAAACCTTGCATACTTGTCAGGGTCTAAAGCTGCCGATAACGCTTTGTGGTAATCTGCTGCGTTTTTAACCAAGCCTTTTTCATCTAAATGTCTTGCCACAAAAGTAGTAAGACTGGATTGGGCTTTTTTAATATCATCAACAGAACCACCTGGGTTATACAAAAATTCTGAATCTTCTAGTTTAACCTTAAAACCTTTAAAGTTTGAATTCAAAATTTTCCCTGTTTCCTCCTCAAAATAAGAAGCTTTTACTTTTTGCTCCTCTTCTTGAGTTTTTGCATTATCAACATATTGTTTATAAGCCTTATATTCTTCAGTGTCAGTTGGAACACCAGCAGGACTTGACTCAAGGGGCTGGCTATACATTTCCTTCTGTTCGTTGAAAAACTTTCTAGCTTTAACAACTGCTTTCTTTCTTTTTAACTTTGTTCTTTTAACTTCTGTTTCATCATCTATGTCGTCATCATACGTGTATTCTTCCAACAATAAATCAGCATCTTCTTTATCAATGCCTTCTTCAGTAGCTAACAGATACTCTGTTAAAAGCTGGGTTTCATCTAAACTATCAAAGTCTCTACTCAACTTTACATAGTCTTCAATACCACGCCCAGTTTTCTTTTTATAATCAAAATAAGCTGATACATCTTCAGGTAATTCTTCATTGTTTGATTTTTCTTCAAACAATTGACCCACAGATGATATCTCCTTATCATATCTATTCTTGATATAATCAAGAACTTGTGATTCTTTTAGTTCAACACTTTGTGTTTCCTCCGGTGCTGATGTTTCTTCAGCCGTTTCCGGCTGAGTTGTTTGTTCGTTTTCTACCTTTTCAAGTAGAGTCTCTTCTACTTGTGCTATTGATTTTTCTTCAACAGCACCAACTTCTTTTACTTTTATTTCCATTAAATTAAATTTTAGTACAAATATAGTACATTAAACAATACAAATTATTCACTTATCTTGGGTCGAATTCTGCTAAATCAAACCCATCTAAACTATCTTCGTTAGACTCAAAATTTTGAGGCGGTAAATTATTTTTTCTTTGGTTAATTAGTTTTGATTGCTCTGTATTTTGTTGACTAATACGAGATGCTTTTGCTGTCTCTCTCTGAGTTTCCCTTTGAGATAAAGCTTGCTCAGACACGCCCCTTAACTGCTGGTTGTAGTTAAATTCTTCAGCCATCAATTGAGATTTTAGCTGAGCTTCATTCTTCATTTTTTCTATTTCAAAAGCTATTTCCGCTTGTTTTAATTGCATCTTAGCTTGAATCTCAGCTTGTTGTTGCTGGGCTGCCGCTTGCGCCGCTATTTGTTGAGACTTGAATTGTTGAGCGGCTTGCATTTGTTGTTTCTGCATAGCATTTTTTTCATCACGCTCTTGCTTTTGTTTTCTTTTTACCTTCAACAATTGGTTCGCAAGCTTTATGTTTTTAATCTCTCTAATATCAATTGCATCTTCTAGGTTTATATCTTGTTTAGATAAAGCCATTTGAATATTAGCCTCTAACTTAGCTTTCTCTTCTTCGTCAGGAGATACTTCAATAAATATTCCAAAGTCATATATATATAAATTAGATATATCGTTTAAAATACTAACATTGTATTTTCCTATTTGATTTATAAACTCTTCTTTAAAATCAGAATATTCTAAAATATCAGCCACTCTATATGTAAGCGCTTCTGCTATTGTTCTATAAATATATAAACTTCCTTGTAAAATATGACGTGTTGCGGTATTTGAGTTTAAAGCCGCAAGCTTTTGTAATCCAACAAGAGAATTAGGGTCTGGCGTAGAACCGTCTCTAGCCTCATTAAGGCCTGTTACTTGACGAATCATGTTCATGTAATGATTGTAGTTGGTAATAAGCATTTGAGTCTTGCTAGCGCCGCTGTTGGATGTCAGCTGCTGTATTGGTACTCTTGCTTGGTTAAAGTCGCCATCTTGTGTGTAACTTCTTCCAATTACACTACCGGTTTGAAAATACAATCTTAATGCATCCTCTGGATTATACGCAGCTCCTGTCCCCAGGTCTACTTCATTGAGCCCATCTGCATCAATAAACACTCCATCCGGAACAGTTCTTGCAATAACCTGTTGAAGTTTTAAATGTGTTATCTGAATTAAATCAGCAAAAGGTATCATTCTTCTTACTAATGATTCTATTACTCCTTTATACATTCTGGGAGCAACTGCCACATAATTAGGTAAAGCATATTGAGATGCTGATTGTGGTCGCACCATGTTTTTAGCTAACTCCCACTTTAATAATATATTTGTTCCCATAACCATGATTCCATCATACCATACATCTATAGTTTTAGAAACCTTTTCAAAGCGTCCTTCTTCCATCATTTCAGATGGGGGATTAAACTGGTCGTCTTTTTCAATCATTTTAACAGAACCATTATCAGATACTTTTTTCTTATAAACCATTTTCTTTGTGGTTTTATAATTAAAATACATTAATGTAACAGTGTCTTTGTAAAAAATATCGTTTTGGTAGTATTGAGCTACATTATAGTAATCGTACCAGCTCTGACTGTATTTAGATATTTCCTCTAAATCTTCGTTAGTAAGGGATTGGTCAATCTTAAGAAGTTCTGTAATAGGAACTACCTTTATCTCTCCCCAATAAAAACAATCTTTAAAATGAGGGTCTTCCGTATAACTATACACCACATTTGCTGGGTCTACATAATCTAGTTTAACTCCAGCCCCTGGAAGAAAGTGATGCTTAGAACAACCTATTCCTAAAACAGTTAAATCGTAATCAATTCTTTTACGTATATCATGATAATGGTTTTCAGAAAACAAAGTATCTATTGCTTCTTCTTCAGCTATTTCTATCCCTGGCTTGTAATTAAGTTGCATATACAGGGTTAATTCCTCATCGTTTTCAGGTAAACTATCAGGGTTCATGGTGAAAGGGTCAACTCCTGTGGCGGCTTGAATATCAAGTAAGATATCTTTCCCTGCCATTTGAGATTCAACAATGTCTTGATATTTAGTTCTTTTACCCTGAGACAAAGCATCTTGAGCATAAGCGCTTACTTTAAATAAACGGTCAGACATACCATTGACTACAATGTCAACAAATTTTGGTAATATAGGGACTGGCGTCCAATCTAAATTCAAATAAGATAAATCACCATCAACCGCTAATTCATTTTTATATTTTGCGACTGACTGCTCACCTCTAGCATATAATCTTAATCTGTGGAAATCTCTCCATTGGTTATAGTAACGACAACCGTTACCATCTTTTCTAAACCACTCATACTGTATAGCTTGTCCTATTTGTAGTCCGAACTCATCTGTGGCTTTTTCAGCATCTGAGACAAATTGACTAGGAAAGCCTACAGATGAAATATTTATATTGACTTCTTTCATCTATCTTATTAATTCACTTAATGAGCCCTTATTGGTATACCTTGCAAAGTTAATGGAAATTTTTGAGCTTTTTGTTTCAGGAGTATACAAATGCTTTTGACAAGCCATAATCGCTAAACCACTGCTGATAGAAGCATCAAACTTAGTTCTGTTTGAAATATCGAACTTAGCCCAATCCTCTAATGTTCTTGTAAAAGGCATAGTTCCCATCACATCAGAATCTCTAAAATTACCCTCTATATCTATACCAATATGCTTTTCTATGTATGACTCTATAGCAGAAGCATGAGCCTGTTTTATATCCTCACTTGAGTTGGGTATTCCTCCCAGTTCTCTTTCTGATTTAGATAATTTGTTATATACCTTATCTGGTCTATTCATGCTGAAGCCTCTATAACCTCTGTTTTTAAAATGATATAAAAGCCTAGGTTTATTGTTTTCTACAAGTATAGGCATTCCATAAAAAACACAAGCCATTAATACATCCTCAAAAAATATCTCAGCCGTTTGAGGACGAGCTATGTATTCTAAAAAAAACTCATTGCTAGGGGCTTCATCCATATTGAATTTTGTTAAACCATGTAATGCTCCATTTGAACCTCTTCCCCCTACTGTTCCAGATATATCATAACTATCACACCCAAAAGAGCCTAGGTGCTCATTGGCTGGGTATTTTTTCCCATTACGTGTTAATACTCTGTTTTGTAAATTTTTATTAGGTGTCCATGAAACAAAAAACCGTCCTCTATTGTTAGGTGTCCATATAACTTTGGAATCCTTTATTCCGTCCTTCCATGAAAACGACCCTTGTGTTATATGATATTCTTTTATAGTAGAATCATTATAATCAATCTGCTGATAGATTCTACTCAAGTTAAACAAAGACTGTTTGCTTTCATCTCTAAAAGCATGTGATTCGGTTCTTGGGAATTGTCTGTAAAATTCATTCAATGCATCTGGGTCACTTTTTAAACTATCAACTTCAGCCTGCCAGTAATCAACAGCACCATTTTCAATATACTGTCCATCAACCCCTTTTATTTTTTCTCCATTGTTTTTAAAAACCGGCATTCCATATTGGTCAATAAATCCCTCCATATTCCATTCCATAGGAATAAAAAGAGAATACAGCCCACTTTTTGTTTGACCATTTGCATTCCTGGTTTTAATTGAAGAGTCTTCGAATAATTTTTTAAAATTAGACCCTCCTTTATTTAGTGCATTTGAAGTAGAACCCATCATGCATTTACCAATAATTTTACTACCTAATCGTAGACATGTTTTAGTTACCCTCCAGTTATTTAAAATGTTGTTTGGTTTTATCCATTTGCCGCTCTCATCATGTACTAATAACAACAGCTTCTCTCCATCATAAGAGTTGTCATCTGTGTTTTTCCAATCTATAGTTGTGTCTAGTCCCAGCAACTCTTCTTTATCGGAATCATACATATTTTTTTTAGTAATTTTAGAAGCCGGCACTCTAAATGCTAATTCTGTTTTCGGCTTATCCATTCCATCTTGAATGGGTTTGAAAAAAAATGGCAACCTATTGGCTATTGGAACTACTTTGTCTGTAAACATTTTTTTAGAATCAGCACCTGTTTTTGACAATATACCAACCCTGGAATCTTTAGCTAATGTACCTGTGTTTACACATTCTGATGAACCCATATATGAAAAACCTGAACGTCTTATTTTTAAATAAGTCATACCAAAGCTTCTATTGTCAGCTTTACACGCTTCCCAAAAAATATAAAATATTCTATTAGCTTCTCTGAAATCTGGATATCCTACATCTATAGATGTCCACTGTAAATACATGTAATGTGCTCCAGTAATATAAGTATCTATTCCGTTATTTTTGAACCAAAAGCCTAACTCTCTATTATCAAATTCTTGCTCAATATAATCAACCCAGTTGTTTTTAAATTCTGAAGGCATTTCATTCCACTGAAATATTGATTGTATTTTAGATAGAACTTTCGGAAGCTCTCTCCTTTCCCAATATTGCTCGATAGATTTCTTAGACCGTTGGTGTATGTGTTTAGGTGGTTTTGGAATCCCAACAATTAATCCTTGTATATTAATTATATCACCTAATGTTCCGTCTTTAGATACACAAATAAAATCATATTTTTTATTATATCCATACTCCCAACTTTTTTTCTTGTTTTTGTTGGTGAGAACTGATTTTGGTATATAATCAGTTATTTTTTTATATATATTATTTAGACCTTCGTTCTGCAAAACCTTGTTTTGAATCTGTTTTGTTATTAGTTTCTGAAATCATCAAAGCTTCTTTCTCCGCTTCTATTCTGCTTAATATTTCAAAAGCATCAAATATAGCTAACTTCTTAGTGGCCGCTGCATTTTTAAGTCTATCTGCAGCTAAATCATCTTCAGGGTCTGGCTTTATTATATCTTCTTTTGCAACCTTAATTAACTGATGAACAGCTCTTCTAGCTGCATCAATAATTTCAAGTTTAATCTCTTTGTTTGATTTCATATAATCATAGTTATTTGGTGGTCAAACATTCTGTATAATTTTTCATTATCTACCTCAAACTCATATTCGCTATCAGGTTTAAAACCGACTTCATCACCAGTTCTAACACCTAGGTCTAATAATCTTTTGTTTGGGTACTTCATTATACCTACAAGGGGCTCTTCACTAGTGTTTTTAAATATAAGAGATTTTTTTGTTTTTATGGGTTTAACATAACAATACCTATCATGTGGAAACCAAACGCCATTTTGTTTATACATAAAAAACTGGTCTGAATCAACTAAAAACAAGTTGTCTTTTAAAAAACTCTTTCCGCTTTTTCTACGTCCCTTAATATCATTATAGAATTTAAAAACATTATGGTGAACAAGAAGAATATCTCCTATCTTAATAGGACCACAATAATTTATAGGTAAAGATTTTACCTCAGCATATCTGTTTGAATATCTAGCATCTTCTTCAGATGAGCTTACAACAAAATCTATTCCTCCAATATTTTTAGTGTTGGAATATCTTTTATTTTCTCTAGGCGTTACTATAAAGTCAGTTGGTGATTTCAAAAGTTTATATTGTATTCAATGGATATAGGCATAGTAGAACTAAACTCTTTCCAAAGAATAACAACATCATTATCTTCTATGTATATCTTATAGGACTGTAAATCTGAATCATATTTTATCAAATGAATTCTATGTGTTCCACTAAGAACATCTTGCCCTACTAAATAATGCATAGCTCCAGACTTATAGTCTGGGCCGACAGATATTTTTCTTATATCCATTATATTTTATTTTAATTATATTTCTGTAAAGTACAATGATATTGATAGCTCGCCATCATTAGGTGTTACAGCACCTGTTTCAACACCTACTACTCCTATATGGTCACCTGCTGCAACTGTTATATTAGAAACTGCCACGTTGGCCGTACCAGAGGCCCAAGTTCCATTATCTGTATTATCAATAACAAATATATCACTAATTGGTGTATAGTTTGCAATCACAGGGTTAGTATTACTAGGAATTGTTCCTATTGAAAACTTAACATCACTGCCAACCGGTATGTTTAATGCCGCAGTTCCCAACCATACCCAAGTTACTGCTGTAAGTCTGAAACCTACAGGTGTTCTAAATAAAGGAATTTGAGTGTCTGGAGTAATATTCGATGTCCACTGCATAAAGTCATAACCACTAGCTTGACTAGCTAAGTTGTTTACCATACCAGTTATAATGAATTTGTTTTCAGGTAATTGAGTTTCGATAAGATTACCAGTAGCATCTACTGTTATATTTCTTGTAGGAGTTCCTATAACATTTCCAGACCCATAGCTTGGTAGTCTAAAGAATCCATTTTTCTTTATCTCTAAAGCATTTGATTGGTTAGCTGCATCCTGGCCATTACCAATAATTAACAAGTTGTCAATAGAACTCCAAGTGTTTACACTTCCAATAACAGGAACATTATTTGAGCCTATTACTATTTGTCTAAAATCAGTAGCATTTAATGATGAACCGATTGAAAATGACTCGGCTCCTGCGTTTTGATGTCCTTTACCAAGAGAGAAAGCCTCCGTTGCTGTTGAATTTACTTGGTTGTCTCTACCAAAGGCAAAAGACCCAGCTGCATCTGTGTTGCTGTCTTTACCCATTGTAAAAGATTCTGCTCCTTGAGATTCATTATCAGCTCCAAAAGAAAATGAGCCATTTCCAGACGCTGTGGTTGTGGAGGACGTTCCAAAAGCAAAAGAGTTATCTCCAGATGCTTCTGCATCTTTACCATAGGCTTGTGCATAAAAACCTGAAGCTACGTTTGCATCACCTATAGCTACAGAAACATCTCCACTTGCTGTAGAAGATTTACCTATTGCTGTAGAAAAATCTCCACTTGCTGTTGTGTTACCTCCCATTGCTGTAGAGTGAGCTCCACTTGCTGCTGAACCCTCTCCCATTGCTGTAGAAAAATTTCCACTTGCTGTGGTGCTTTCTCCCATTGCTGTAGAACGACTTCCACTTGCTATTGTACCACCTCCCATTGCTGTAGAAATATTTCCACTTGCTTCTGTACTACTTCCCATTGCTGTTGACGTATCTCCAGTTGCATCTGTGTTAAGTCCAGTTGCCAGAGACCTAAGGCCTATTGCGGTAGTGTTTTGACCCATTGCTGTAGAACTATCTCCACTTGCATCTGTAGAAGAACCAACTGCAAAACTTTTACTGCCTGAGGCTGAAGTGGAGCTACCAAGCGCAACTGCATTATCTCCGCCTGCATTAGCACTAAAACCTATAGCTGTAGAAGTGATTCCAGAGGCTGTTGAGTTTTTCCCCATTGCTGTAGAAAAAATTCCAGAGGCTGTTGTATCTTCTCCTGACGCAAAAGTGCTGTCAGCTGATGCCACTGTGTTAGCTCCAATAGCAGTAGAAGCATCTCCAGATGCTTCTGTGCCATTTCCCATTGCTGTAGAATAATCTCCACTTGCATTTGTGCTATCTCCCATTGCTGTAGATTGGTCTCCACTTGCTATTGTTTCAAATCCCATAGCTGTTGAAACATCTCCACTTGCTGTTGTGGTACTTCCCATTGCTGTAGAATATTCTCCACTTGCTGCTGAACCCTCTCCCATTGCTGTAGAAGACAATCCACTTGCAGCGGTATTATTTCCTGTTGCTAGGGAAGCTTCTCCGCTTGCTATAGTGTCTTGGCCAAGAGCTGTAGAGCCAGCTCCAGAAGCCTCTACTCTATTTCCTGCTGCAACAGATGCAGTTCCGCTTGCTTCTGCAGCGTTACCTATTGCTGTAGCTATAGTTCCGCTTGCATCCGTATTTTGTCCTAAAGCAACTGAGTAATTACCACCTGCTTCTGCACCGTTACCTGCTGCAAAACTTCTCTCGCCACTTGCTGTTGAGCCAGAACCAAAAGCGTTTGAGTTGTCTCCATCAGCACTAGTTGCACTGTTAAATATTAAAGAATTTGTTCCTAGGCCTGCTTTTACTGCAGCATCCCCTAACTCATTATCGGTAACCCATATAGCTAAATTGCCTGGAGTACCTTGACCTGTCAATACAGATGAGTTGTCAATTTTATCCCAAAATATATTGTTGTTTAAATCTTCTGATATAATAGCCCAATCTCCAATTTCCCAATCAGTAATAGTTCCACCTCCTTGAGTTGGTAAAGATGTTGTACCTGCAACAGAAACTATCCAGTATTTTCCAGTGTTGTCAGGAGTTAAAGGTATTGCTACTAAATCAGGAGTATTAGTATCTGCATTCCAAGCTCCTTGAAATTCTAATCCAGAACCTTGATAGTTCTGCCATTCAACTTCACCATTTGATTTTGATACTAAAACCTGCTCTCCTGTACCGATAGAATTATTTGAATCGTAAACTTCAGAATTAAAATAAATTCCTCCGTCCACTTTTAATAATCCATTAGTTGTGGTTGTTCCGGCAACATAAAGGTTTCCTATCCCATTACCATTATCAATATATATTGTTGAACCTAGACTAACATCACATGGAGTTTTTTCTGATTCAGCGGCTGTATCTTGATATATGATTGAGTTAACTAATTTAAAAGACTCTTCCCCTGCTGTAGCAGCTGTAAAAACTGGTATTCTAAAAGAACAACCATCAAAGGCCTCATCAATAACAAAACTAGCAATATCTCCTAATGTAAAAGTTTTAGTCTGCTTTTGAATTGGGGTAGAATTTGCTGCAGTTCCAATCAAATAGTCATCAGCCTCAACAGGGTTTTGATTTGGATATGATAATTTATTACTAATTTTGGCCATAATTTATTCTTTTTTTTCTGAGACCTCTCCGGTTTGTAAATTAATAACAGATTGCTCTCCGTATTTTTCTATTAATTTTTTTTCTAATTCAGCAAATGATTTTTTTATCTGCTGAACTTTAACTAAGACTTCGGTTTTTTGTAACTCTAAATCTCCTAGTTTTACTTTTGATTGTGTAAAAGAATTATTTAATTCTTGTAAATTACTTAATTCTTCTGATGTTAACTTTTTAGACATAATTTTAAATTTAATTTATTTTACAAAGATATGAATTTTATTCGTGATTGTTTTTTCTGGATTTTTCCCAGCTACGACCTACAAAATAAGCACCATAAACGGTTACTAGTAAAGTTTGAAATATAGGAATGTATGATTCAGCTATTTTAAATTCACCAATATTACCATCAGTAAAGCATAGTGCTGTAAATATTATTGTAAGGTAAATAAGAACCATAGGTCTAATATTCTTAGACAGGAAAGAATCTGATTGCATGTCATACTTCCAGCGCTCAGTAACTTGATGTTGAGCCTCTTTGTCGGCTTGCTCAAGTATCTCTTGAATTTTTCTTTTTGCTTCTAATCTTTCTTCATCTGTAGTTACCAAATCATCAATAACACTTCCAACTTGTTTTATAACCCCACCGGTTAACCATTGTATAATTTTTTTCATAAGTCTTTATATTCTTTAGTTGCGTCAAAGCTTGGACAAGCTTTGCTTGAGAAATCCCTGTGGCCATGTATTATTGCCTTAGGAAATATGTTTTTAAGTAATCTTAGTAATAAAAGAAAGCTAGCTATCTGTGCGCTTGTTCTATTATCTTCTGGGCACATATCTTCATCTACCCCACCTGCATAGCAGATTCCTATAGAATTTTTGTTTTCGCCTAACGTATGAGCTCCTGATTTTTCTAATGGCCTACCTATTTCAATCTGACCATCTCTTTTAATAAAAAAATGGTAGCCAATACCTGACCACCCTCTTTGCTTGTGCCATTCATCTACTCTTTTTGAATCAACATCCATCTCTGGAGGAGTTGCCGAGCAGTGAATTATAATTTTATTTATCTTTCTTTTCATTATAATTAATCCATATTCTTTGAGCTGTATATACTATAGAAGCCACTAATAGAATTAATTTTAATACCATTTCAACATGAGTCATTGATATAACAAGACTAAAGAAGTTAAAGGCGTATATTTTTATATCTTGCAAGTTCATTATTCTTTAATGACTGTATACTCTACTTCAATATCTAAAAGTGCGCTATTATTTTGTACGTACCCTACCATAAAGCAATTATTTCTCCAGCCGTTGTTTCTGTTTGAAAAACTTGAATAACATTTACAGGAAAAAACTGTCCTGCAAATACACCAACAAAAGTTAATATATCACCTCCAGCAGTTTGAACTTTTACATTTCCTGGCGTGCCTATATATAAAGCACAACCATTATTGATGCCATCTGGGTTTGAAACATTTGGAATTAAATCAGTATCGCTCGGTGTTACTAGGGCCGCCCTATTCGCTGTTAATTTTGTATACGCCATCTTTTATTTACTATATGGGAATTTTCTGTTTAAACTATCTCTACGTTCTGCACATCCGCAAGGTTTCCCAGTTA